GTCATGATCCGCATCCAGATGAATCAATGTATTTATGTCATTGTCAAGCCAAACAGCTCCGTCGGAAGCCACTGAAATGACCAAGCAGCCTTTTTCTTCGGCATTTTCCATCTCCGTATTAGTAAGAATCTCATTCAAAACACTATATCTGGAGAGTGTTGTATGTGTAACAGACTGCTTTGCGGAAGTTGCCGCCACTATACCGGCAATATATGCAGCCACCTGATACCCTTTCAAGGTTTCGTCTCCGGTACTTGCATTTGCATTCAGTACGCCGATTACATTTTCAGCATCAAAACTAGAAATTGTAGTCTGCCGTTCTTCCAAAGCAGCAGAAGGATCAGGCGACATAACTGCCATGCCAAAGCTTCCTGCTAAGTAAATCCGATTTAGGAATGCAGCAACCAGTGCATGTACCGCGCCATCTTCGGTGTCAACGCAAATAGTATTAAAGTAGTATTTCTCTACTTCTTTGAGTGCAGCGCTGTAATCAGCATTTGTTACTGTCGGATCTGTGCCATCAGCAAATGCAGCCTGGCTCACTGAAGTAATAGCTCCGGTCGCTCCGGAAGTATCTACAACAAAGTTTTTAGATGATGCAAAAGCGTCTTTCAGGGCTGTTACTTCATCGGTTCCTGTTGCAAAAGTCACTTTCTCAAATTCAGCGTTATCCAAATACACAATGCATTCTTTCTTTGAAGAATCTCCGAGTTTCGCTCTGATTGTTGCTGTGAATTTAGCAGCACTCGGATATTTGGTAGAAATCTTTAATTTTCCTGTTGTGCAAGCAAGAGAAGCGCTGCCAATTGTACCGCCGTTTCCTACTCGAACAGCGATCAATTTAGCAGCGCCCCCATAAAGTGCTTCTCTTAATGTGTCTGTTGTCCCTCCGGTGCCAAAAGTGCCTGTATATCCTTCGGAAGCCTGAAGAATTGTAGCTTTTCCCAGTACTCCAATTGAAGATCTAAAAAGAACTGCCACAACTCCATTAACCGCTCCAAAATTTGTTTCATCTCCGTTCTTCTGTACATTGAAAAATGCACCAGGACGGATTTTCACTTCTCCTATAGAAAAATAGCCCGCCATTTATTTGACCTCCTTTTTCATAAATCTATCAATGAGCTGTTTTGCTTCCGCAACAGTCATTTCTGTTTTTCCGCAGTTTCTAAACGCAGCTACCGCGCACTCACTGGGAACCCCAAACACATTTGCACTTTCTGCCACCAATTCATGAACAGTGTATTTATCATCAACTGGCTGTGCTGCCTGTGTTTCTATTACCTTTTTTGTCTTTTCTTCTGCCATTGAGTACTCCTTTCATGCAAAATCTTTGATTGAAACGCCTGTTATTACAGGCTGTTTAAATGCGTCTTTTAGGCATGCGTAATATCCAGTCAAGGTCATCTGCCCCTCCCTGAGATAATCCGCATTATTGTTCATTTTCAGAGCTTTTATGACCATTGGTGAATCATCAAACATGATGATTTCTTCGTCTTTAGCCAGGCTCTGATGTAAAGCAGCTATCATTTTTAATCTCAAATCCGGTTTTGGACACAAGAGATGTACAGATATTGCTGCATTAAACCATGACAGGCTATTTCGGCAGTGACCGTCAGCTCTATCAATGGAAGTAAGACTGGAATAAAATACAGGAGTGTCTTCCGGAACGGTATAATCTGATATCTCGTCAATTCCAAGCACCTTACTTTCCGGGAACAGTTGTTTAATGTATCTGTTCAGTGCAAGAACCGGATCCGGATCCGTTGTCTCTTGCGCCGGATATTCCAGAATGTCAAATACGATTTCTTTACATAAAACCGCATTTCCTTCCAGAATGTATGGCTCACTCCTGGCCCATGCGAAACACATAGGCACTTCACCTTCTGGCTTCATCACCACATCCTGTAAACAGTTCCTGACCGCAACTTCCAGCTTTTCCACTTCAAGCGGATCCATGATATCGTAAATAGCTACCATAAGCTGTCCAGATGCCGATCTCTTAGCATCAACCTGTTTATTAAAAATATAAGAAATCCTCGGGAACTGGCTTTTACCATTCCACCCCTCCTGCTGATCGGGAGGAAATTCTGTGTTAAAGATAGCTGGTTTATCCGCATATTTAGCCAGGTTCTCTTTCAGAAGTTCATCCTGCGATAATCTTCTATTCAGTAACTGGTTCAGATCCATCTTCTATACTCCCTTCGCACAGCTTTACCGTTTCCATGCCATCTGATGAATAACGGATGGTCCACATTCCTTTTTCAATAGCCTCGGCCTGAATCATAAAATGATTTAGAATATTCTGTGTTTCAGGAAGGAATAAAACAGTGATTCGTGTAGCGGTTGCCTCTGTCACGATTCCAGACTTGGCTTTGTCCCAGGTTCTGTTTTGGGCTGAAATCAAAGAGCCTCTTCCAATTTCAGCCAGATTTATTACTTTTTTTGTTTCTTCAGTCAGTAACATTTATCCTCCCAATTCTGAAAACAGTGCCACTATCTCAGGCATTGCAGATTCTTTGATTTTCTCAACGTATGGGCGAGCTGCCATTTTACTGGTGCCATGCTCAAGATATCCTGAATAATGCATTCCGGATGAAATGCCAAATACGCCGTTTCCTCCACTTCCAGATCTATACATGTTCCAATTTCTGCGAAGATTTCCGCTGCGGACTCCTGGAGGATTTCCCGGAGCAGAAGGACTTGGATTTGCTAAAACAGTCAATGCAGCGTTTCTAAGTTCGTTTGCACCCTGTAGCATCTTGGCGCCAACCTGTCCTTCAGTCCTTCTAACTGTGTTCTTGACTTCTTCCTGTATTGCTATCGCAGCTGCTTCCGGACTCATTTCAGATCATTCCTTTCTTCAAGATAAGCAATGCCGGCTACCCCAAGATCACCGGCATTGTCTATAGCAAGAACTAAATATGCTTTTTCCTCATATGCGAGAATGTCCGATTTGTTAAGCGTACACTTTCCAGATACCACAAGGGTATGTGTCAATGAATGCTGATCCTGATCCCAAAGGTGCTGTGTCAGTTCTTTTTCGTGAGAAGTTGCCTGTGCAAGAATTCCATCCACAACATTCCCGGTATCTTCGTAGGAATTTTTCATGTATCCATCAACATTATCGGAATGCATTTTCAGCACTCGAAAGTTTTTCCAAAGATTTCCAGGCCGAAGATACATCATATTCCCAAACATCATATATCCTCTCCTTCCGCTTCTTCATGTGACATCATTCCTGCATAAAAATAAGGCGGTGTGATCCGCCCTGTTTCTGGATTCTCTGCCAGTGGAAGAATTGCTTCCACTGATGCCGCACTTGCTTTCAGGTCTTTTTTCAGTTCATCATACATCTGCTTCCAAAGTTTAGCCCGTTCACCCATTGATAATGAAAGAGGCCCAACTTTCGTATCTGGTTCAAACGCAAACTTACGCATAATGCTTTCGAGACATCGCAGTTTTGCCTTTTTCCATTGTCTGGTTGTCGCAACCTTTTTGGGAATCACAGCATTGTACTCTTCATCACAAAGAGCGCAGGTCTTTTCAGTCCCCTCAACCATTACATCTCCAAGCTCAAAACGCATGCGGTCTTTACCGTATTCGCCAATGTTTCCCGGTTCATACTGATATGTTCCAGGCATCAGGCATCACCTGCACTTTCCTCCAATTCTTCAAGATCCTTTGCTTTGATCTCAGCCTCTTTTTTGACTGCTGCCCTTGAATCTACGGCGTTAAGGAAAATAAGCACTGTATTGTCCTCTACAGTGTCTTTAATATGAGCTACAGCGTCCTTCTGATTCATCTGCATAGTTTTTACTGCTTCCTGGACCTGTGCCTCTGTAACATCCAAATTGAAGGTCTTATCCCCTTTTGTAATCGGAATGCAGAAGAATACCTCTCCGACTTCTGCCGCACATTCTTCAAGCTGCTCTGCCAAGATGCCGTCCCGGATAACAGTCAATACTCCCATCTTTTCCAGTGCCGCAGGATCGGTGACTGCTTCAGCTGGTATTTCTTCTCCGATAAAGTATCGTTTTCCGCTAAGGGTGCATGGCTTATTTGCAACAAGCTTCATAAAGCACCTCCTTAGACTGCGGATTTGTAAAATCTCGCCAGATCATCGGATGTCTTATGCATGTCTGCT